TGAACTGTTGGACTTAGTTGGGTTGGATTCACAGAGCAAGCGATTTACCCATCAGCTCTCAGGTGGCCAACAACAGCGTGTGGCACTAGCTAGAGCACTTGCCTTTGAACCTGAAATTCTCTTGCTCGATGAGCCTTTATCAGCACTTGATGCCCAAGTGCGTGTCAACCTGCGTGAAGAAATTCGTCGCTTACAACTGTCTTTATGAACTAAATTTGTTGCCATTTGTTGATAAATTGGCAACAGAAAAAAGTTCCTAAATATTTTCTCAAAAAAATATAAAAAAATTACAATAACAAATTTTTATATTTTTTTTTAAAAAAAAGATGAATATGGTCATATATCATTTTTGGCAAAACTTTTAAGGGCAAAATATTCGGGTTTTTGAAAATTGGACATTTTTTTTGTCCATTTTCGAAATTCTGAAAAAAGTCTTGGAAAAAAATATTCAACTTTCAAATATATAAATTTCTAAAACAACTTAAAGAGAAAAAATAAAACTATTTTGATTCAAGTAAAAACAAGGAAGATGAAAAGTAATACCATCGTAGGTGTAATTCCTACTATTGATTTTACATTTTTTCTTATTTTTCCCTAATAAATAGGCGTTTAAATGAGAAAAGGTGAAAAAATGCATTAGTAAAGAATCTTTAGAAGAACTAAGCTTACGCATTTCTCAATTAATAAAAGTTTACCCTTCTTCATTCCAAAATAGCGAAGGATGTAAAAAACCCATAAAAAGATTAAAACTAATAAAAAAAGAACTATATAAAAGTAAAATATTTTAAGTATATTATGCTTTTTTTAAAAGTATAATATATAGTATGACTTCTTCGATGCCTGAAAATGTTAATTTTGGAACTCCTAATGTTAACCCAACTAATTTTTTTTTAGAAGCCGAAATGGAACAACAAAAAACCGACCAAAATTCTTCTCAAAATCAGACACAATCTAGTGAAAGTAAGCAAAACTTTAAAGAAAAATATAATTTAAACAAAGAAAATTTGTTAAGCTTTTTAAATCTTAAAACCACTAATATTCTTACATTTGCTACTGCAGTTGCTATTGGTTTAACATTTAAAGATTTAATTAACTCATTTGTTTTTAACATATTTCAACCTATATTGATGAATATAATATTAGCACTTGATAAAAATAATTATTTATCAATTACAAGTATAATTAGAGAGAAAAATCCGCAAATAGATATTGGTAAATTATTAGGTTCTATTCTAGTTGTTAAATTTGTAGTCGTTTTAATGTATTTTATTAATAAACATTCTCATTTATTTTTTTAGATAACTCTTATTATCAAACGACCTTTTTCGTTTCTTATTTTTCACAATAATTGCAAATTTCACAATATTTTATTGTTTTTGAACTATCTGGAGTAATATCAATTAAATCAATTATAAAGTTATGTTCGCAATTCTCCCAAATATATTTATTACATTCTTTTTTTAAATAAAGGATTTCTTCTTTTTTATCTAGAAAAAAACTTTTATTTATTTTTGAATTCAATATAGAGGATTCAGAAAACTGATTATAATCAATAATTTCTTCAAAATTTTCAATAATAGAATCTAAATTATCTAAAATTTTATCATAATTTTTTCTACATAATAAAAAATAATTTTTATCCATTCTTTTTTATTATGTTAATATTATTTTAAATCATTTTTACATATACATACTCCATAAAGCTGATACATTTTCACTTTCTTTCTTAATTAACTTATCTACGATTTCTTTCGTTACCTTGAAAGGAAACTCAACCTTGAGAGCCATTTCGCCTTCAAATAAATTAGAACCAGGTTTCATTAATCTATATAAATTTAATTTTGTATAAATAATTTCTAAACAACGCTTCAAATTTCTAACACCGTCTTCCTTATTACAATGTGTTTCAACGATATGACTAATAACCTCTTCTGGAATAATAATTTCGTCATTATTAAATTTAACTTGTTCTTGAATTTTTGGTAATAAATAATTATTTGAAATATTCATTTTTTCCTTTCCATTATAACCCTTTGTCTTAATTCTATACATTCTATCTTTCAAAATCGGGTTAACTTTTGATTCATCATTGTAACTGAATATGAATAAACATTTACTTAAATCAAAATTAATTTCTGCAAAATATTTATCGTGAAATTGTGAATTCTGTGAAGTATCTGTTAAATGCGTAAGAATGCCAGCTATTTCTTCACCTCTAGGTGTTTCACTTATTTTATCCAGTTCATCAAAATAAATAACTGGGTTCATACATTTGCTATCAATTAATATTTGAACTATTTTACCCCAAGTACTACCTTCATATGTATAACTATGACCTTCCAGAAAACTACTATCAGTTGCACCTCCAAGAGCGATAAAAGCAAATGGTCTATTCAAAATTTTGCTAATGCCTTCCTTTACAAGACTTGTCTTTCCAGTTCCTGGTGGTCCGTGAATCGCAATCGCAGTCCCAATTGCCTTCGGATTTGTTAATAGTTGTCCAAGCATTTGCATAATTTGCATTTTTGCATCATTTAAACCATATACAGCTTGGTCTAAAATTTTTTGGGCATTTTCCATAAAATCGTGACATTTATCTACACCATCTTCAATGCTAATTGGTAACTCATTATAATTATTAAATGGAATATGCATAAAAGTATCAACCCAAGTTTTAATTTTATAATAATCGCCGCTACCAGGATCCATAAATTTTAAAGAATTCACTTTTTTCATAGCTGCAGCTTTAAATTCTACTGGAATAGAAGATTCTAAAAGTGTCATTCTATAAGGCTTTTCTATTCTGACAATTTTATTAATTTCTCGCAGTTCTTTAATTAATTTTTTTTGATTTGTTAATTCTAACTTTTCGTAAAAAGCAAAATCATTCATTGTATTTTTATCTTTAATAATTTTTTTAAATATTCTTAAATTTTTGTCCTTTTGTTTTTTTGCTTTCTTTTCTTTGGACTTTTTACCCTTTTCAATTTCATCTTCATATACTTGAATACATTTTTTGATTGATTTATCATTAGGATTTTTTAAATATAATTCTTTGAGCTCAACAAGTATTTCCTCTGTACTTTTTTGATTAGGTTTATATTCAGTAACATCAGTAGTTTCTTCTTCTTTATCTTTTTTCTCCTTCTTTTCCTTCTTTTTATCTTTAGATTTCTTTTTAGGCTCATATTCAGATTCAGATTCAGATTCGGATTCAGATTCAGATTCAGATTCAGATTCAGAATCCGAAGAAACTTCTTCATCTTCATTTTCAGTATCTTCATCTGAATCGTCATCATAATCTTCATCATATTCTTCATCTTCGCCTTTACCTCCTATGGTAAATATAATATTAACTTTATTGCCATTTTTTAGAGATATTTCCTTTTCTTCTTCATCTTCTTCAGTTTCATATTCTGTTTCATCGTCTTCAGTTTCATAGTCAGAATCATCTTCAGATTCCTCATCATCTGATACTTCAATTTTTTTTGATTTTTTAGAAGATTTTATTTGCTTCTTTTTTTTAGAAACCTTTTTATCTTCTTCAGATTCAGATTCGGATTCAGTTTCAGATTCATTTTTATACTTCTTTTTATTTTTTTCTGCTGATTTAATTTTTTTTGAAAGATGTTTTGATGGAAATATTTTTGCAAGAAACTTACGATACTCGTGTACATCCATTTCTTCATTTTCACTTTCTGAGCCGGAATCACTGCTACTGTCGCTATCTGAATCAACAATTTTCTTCTTCTTTTTATTCAGATCATCCCGCTTCTTATCACGAATTTCCTTCTTAGATAATTTAGTATGAGTATCACGTTTCATTTCTACTGTATTGTATATTATCATTTTAATTTTAAATTAAAATCAATTTTATATTTTATTGAAAATTCAAAAAGAAAATATGTAGTTAAAACTATAATATACCATATGCAATATAGTCAATTAAATCTTAACTAAGTCTTAATTGACAAATTATTATTATAATTAACATTATTGCTTTCCATATATTCTTCCATATATTCTTCTAATAGGCTAGTTAACATTTTATTATTTATATTAAGTAGTGTAATAATTTTATTTAAATCATTATTAGGTAGTAGTTCTATAAATAAAATATCTTTATCATCTAATATTTGTAAATTTTTAATATTATGAATAATATTATTTAATCTTTTCGTATTATAATTATTTAATATTTCATTATCATTATTTAATATTTCATTATCATATATTTTAATACCATCTATTTTAACATCTATTTTTACATTATTTTTAATATAATAATTGATTTTAAAATAATTATATAAATTTTCAAGTATTTTCATTTTATTATTATATAAAAGTATTTTAAATTATAAAAAAAATATAATGTAAATAATTTAAAAAGAATATAAAAATATGTTGAAATATTATATTTTAAAAATAAAATTGATTTTATAAAAACAATATAAATGTATTATACTATATTATAAGAGATGTCTAGATTTGCAACTTCCAATACGCCAATCAATCGTTCAAAAATAGTTGGAATCCAATTTAGTATTTTATCTCCGGATGAAATAAGGAAAGGTTCTGTTGCGGAAATCACTTCAAGAGACACATATATAAATAATAAGCCTGTTATTGGTGGGCTTTTTGATCCCAGAATGGGTGTTTTAGAGCCTGGGTTAATTTGTCCGACTGATGGTTTAGATTATATGAAAACACCTGGTTATGCTGGACATATTGAACTAGCACGTCCAGTATTTTATATTCAATATTTAAGTACCATTCAAAAAGTTTTGCGTTGTGTGTGTTTTAAATGTAGTAAATTGAAAATTAGTAAGGAAAAATATAAACAAGCATTAAAACTACAAGGTGATGCCAGATGGAAATATGTATTTGGTTTATCAAGTGGTATTAAGCGATGTGGAGAAGATACTGAAGATGGTTGTGGAACTTTGCAGCCACTTAAAATTAGAAAAGAAGGTTTGGCGACTTTAATTGCTGAGTGGAAAAATGAAGACGCTGACTCTGAGCCTATGATTATTAAGTTGACACCTGAAATGACATTGAAGATATTTAAAAGAATATCGGACGATGATGTATCATTTATGGGTTTTAGTCCTCTTTATTCTAGACCAGACTGGATGATTTGCCAAGTTATGACTATTCCACCTCCTGCGGTGCGTCCTTCTGTGAAACACGATGCTCAGCAAAGATCTGAGGATGATTTGAGTCATATTTTGGTAAATATTTTTAAGACGAATAAAACATTACAAGAAAAAATACAAAATAATGCGCCGGCAAACGTGATTGATGATTGGACAACTGTCTTGCAATACTACGTAGCTACACAGGTAGATAATAAGATACCAGGCGTAGCTTCTGTTGCACAGCGTTCAGGCAGACCTCTCAAATCAATTAAAGATCGTTTGAATGGTAAAAGTGGCAGAATGCGATCATCGCTTATGGCGAAACGTGTAGACTTTAGTGCACGTTCAGTGATTACTGCTGACCCGAATATTTCTATTAAGGAATCGGGTATTCCAATGAAGATTGCGAAGAATATTACAAAACCTGTTATAGTAAATGATATAAATAGAGATTTCTTGACAAAATTAGTGCAAAATGGGCCTGATGTTTGGCCTGGTGCTAAAATGTTGGAAAAGGAAAATGGCGAAGTAATTACATTGCGATACTATACAGATCGTAATTCAATTATTCTTGAAAATGGTGATACCGTTCATCGTCATATGATGGACGGAGATGCCATTCTGTTTAACAGACAACCTACGCTTCATAGAATGAGTATGATGTGTCACATTGCTCGTATTATGAAACGTGGAGATACATTCAGGATGAACGTGGCCGATAGATTTTGTGTCGGCAACAGGAGGCGTTTAAAGCGTGCAACCTCCTAGTCTTCCACTTTTATAAGGTGGAATGGCAACATGACCAAATTGCTGGAAGTT